GCGTTTTTGGCCGAAAGCCATCAAACGTTAGCATTGTTAAGTTCTACTGCACGCAGATTAGGTGGATTCTTAGAAGCTCTTAGGCACGGAAATCTTTATCGTGCTTCAAAGTATCTGGGTGGTCCTTCCAAGTCTGTTGGTTCTAAAGTTTTGAAATCTCTGAAGAGAGAGTTGACCCCAAACGGGCAATCAACAGGTACTTTAGCAAATGCGATCCTCGAGGTCCAATACGGTTGGCGTCCATTATTACAAGACGCACATAGTTTTGGAGAAGCCCTCGGTCACATTTATACTAAGATACCCATTCAAACTTACAGGGTACAACGTAAGGTGCAAGAGAATACTGATACAAGTGGCGGTGGTATAACTTTTAACGCTCGAGCTACCAAGCTCGTTCGTTTGATTGTTACTATTTCACAGCAACCTGCGTCAAGTACTATTTTGCATATGAACGATCCTTTGGCAGCAGCATGGGAGTTTACACCATGGTCATTTATTGCTGATTGGTTTATTCCAATTGGCTCTTATCTGGCTGCGTTGAACGCTTACCGTGAGCTGAATCTGAAGTCTATCGTTCGAACGGAAGTTGTTACATTTTCGTCCAACATTAAAACCGTTGAGCCAAATTATGTAGCATCTGGTTATGAAGATTATTTTCTTAAAACGAAAACGATCAACAGAACCCTTCCGTCAGTATCACAGAATCCGAGTAATATACCGCTTCCTGCGTTTAAGCCTCTGGGGAAAATTTTCTCTCCCGAGCATTGTTTAAATGCATTTGCTCTGTTACACGGGTCTGCTTCTCAATTTAACAAATCGCTTAAGTTTTAAGACTTTGCTTAAGGTCTTTTTTCTTATCTTTCTTTTTATAACCAATGAGGTTTAATTTATATGGCAACTATTGCTGATATAATCATGAACGACGCTCTCGCAACTCCTGTAGCCCACACTTTCAAGCCTGTGAATCATAACGGCAAAGAATTTTCATGGAGAGATTCAACAGCCGGTTTAACCGTGCTGTCGGCTCCTATGTTGTTCCTTATCGTTTTGCCCAGCAAGGACAAGACTGTTGAACGTTACAGGGAGAAGATCGTCATTCCCGCCGTCGAGACTATAACAGGTCAAAATTCCGCCGGTTACACAGCTGCCCCAAAGTTAGCTTATACTCTGCAGAAAATCTCAGATTATATTCTACCTGTAAGGGCTACTGAACAACAAAAGAAGGACTTATCGAAATATGGCATGTTATTGCCAGGTATCGGTCAGTTTCAGGACGCATTGATTTATAGCATCCTACCATATTAATTATGGCTCTTTTGTTTCTATCCATGTAAGGAAAATTCAGTATGCAAACTGTAAATCGGAAACCTTTTGACCTTTGGACCAAAAATGACTCGCACGCTTTTACGCGCAGGCTTGCATTTTTCTGTGCACAGAGATCCGGACGATTCGCTGAAACGTTATGTAATCTTGTTTCAGATGACCGAACGGACGATCTATGTACTTTCTCTATTGATTACCTATACACTGACACCGCCCGCGAACTCTCTTATGCTCGACAAACTTTGGCTTTTTATAGCAAAGATGCTGACTTAGAGACTCGTGAAGCGAGTGTTATGTTTTGGAATTCTTTTAAAGATTCAGAGATGCTTTGTCGTGCAACTAACAATCGGCTCTCTTCCTTGTTTCAATCAGATATATTATATACCTGCGCTGGTGGCATTTTTTATGATGTCCAGTGTAAAATAATTGAAATATTGGGAGAAGCTCCTTTGTTGGCTGACATTGATTTTGCGTTTGGTCCTGGTACTAATGTCGGTATCGAGAATAAAATTGGAACAAGTCCTCGTTGTAAATTGGACTGTGTTCCCACATGTTCAGAATCACTTGCGCCTCTCGTTGTTACAGAGATTGCGCACGCCTTGCCATTGTATTTAGGCCTTCATCGGTCTTATGTAGTGGTTAAAGGAAAAGTAGGTTCTGTACCTAAAAATGCAAAAACTCGTCGTTCTATAATCATCGAGCCACTCCTTAATGGAGGTTATCAAACAGGCATCGGTGGGTATATAAAACGTCAATTGTTATCGTTTGGTCTTAACTTATATGACCAGACAAGGAATCAAAGATTGGCCCGCGAGGGTTCAATTAATGGTGACCTAGTAACTCTTGATTTGAGTAATGCAAGTAATACAGTTGCTTTAATGCTAGTGTATCATCTGATGTCAGAAGATTGGTTTAATTTATTAGATCTATTACGTACCTCTCAGGTGGAATATAAAGGTGTTCAAATCGAT